TGAATGAAATTAAAAAAGGAGAGGAAATGATTAATAAACTATATGAAGTTTTAAATGAATATGATGCTAACAAAATTGATAACATGATGAATATTGATGGTATTGATTGGATAAGTAAATTTGATAACGAAATGCAAAGACACGGTTTTAGTGTTGTAAAAGATGGAAAAATGTCTGTACGTATGACAGCTAAAGAAACCAAACTATTTATGGCTGTAAAGTTTATGGGTATGCAACAGATCAAATTTCTGCTTGATGCGTTGCAAAATGTCTTAAAATCTTATAATGATGAAATGAATATAAAAGAAAAGGAACTTAATACTTTAAAACAAATTATTGATTTAAAAGTATTGAACCAAACTGAAAATGGCAAAACAGAACTTCAAGGAATTTCACCCAAGACCAAAACCTAAAAAGAGGATACGTGTACATAAAAAAACGAAGTCCAAGTCTGAAAAGCGATCTTATAAAAAATACAACAGACAAGGCCGTAGGCCGTAATTTACTATTAGGTTATATGGTTAAACTTGATAGAGCAAAAAAAGAAAAAGCTAAATCAATCAAAATTAAGCATCAATGGAAATTAAAATATTTGAAATTAATGGATAAGTATAAAAAATTAAAGGTGTTGTACAAAGAAATGTACGAACACCCTTAATTGTATGTTAATTAAATTAAAACGCCAATTATAAAACCAATTACAAAACATAACCACTCACGTCTGTAATATAATTCAAGGGCCTTCCAATCTTTTGGGGTTTTTCCTAAAAATTGCATTATTGTTCCTCCTTTATTATTTTTTTAAGTATATCCTTCCATGCCTTATTAGGTTTATTTGTAGTCTTTGACCATCTCTTTAAATTCCAAATGGCCATCTTCATTAGATTAGCTGAAAATTGTAAATCAGCAACCATACTTTGTTCTGGTGTTCTAGGTTTATTCATAAATTCTGTATGAATTTTACCTACAAACGTATCTATTTTATTCATCTCTTGCATATTATTTCTCCTGTTGTTTAATTAAATATATTCCATCACTTTTGTCATCATAATGACAATCAATAGAATAATTATTTTGATCGCAAAAATTTTGCATCATTGTAGTGTCGTGATCTAACATTCCACATTCATAATCATCCCATTTTACTCCATGATCTTTTTCTATCCAATCTCTGTAAGGTTTATATTTTTCTCCAAAATCATAATCATTTGAATACCAACCATAATGCTCAACCTCTATTGGCATATCAATGGTTTCTTTTTTTAACTCCAAATTAATAATACGATTTTTGTTTTTTTCATACGCCCTAGCTTTGTTACTAGATTGTATAAAATCCGTTGCGTTATTTTGTTCAGCCATTATTTATCTCCTCTGATTGCATTGTTAAAAATTATATAACCCCCACCGCTTATGATGAGGCCAAAAACGGCCTCAACATAAACAGCTAATGTTATACCAACAAGAAACATTATTACTCCTGTTGCTATAGTCATTCTATGAACTGTCTTATTTGACATTATGCCCACAACCTCCTTAAAATATTGTCTTTGACTTGTTCCATGTTTAAGACGTTATCAATAGCGGTTATAAAGCCATTAGCTTTTCTGCCTTTTAACTTATTTTTAAGTTTAAATCTTACCCATGTAGTTTTAGTCTTATCCTCATTATCTTCATCAAACATTTGAAAGTATTTAACTTGGTCAAAAGGCAATTCATTGTTTTCACAATAATCATTTGATTTAAACTTTACAGCTAGAGGCTTATCGCTTTCAACCTCAACTGTTTGAGTTTTTTCATAAATATTATGATTGTCACGACTTATCTCAAAATCTGATTTGATATAAGCACAAGCGGTCAGCAAATGCCAAACTGCAAGATCATAGACAGTTTCACGTGTTTTACAAAAATGAAGGCTAACGTCTTGGCCCTCGTAGTCTGGTTTTACTTTAGCAAACTTATTAAGAACGAAAGTTTCACAAGCACCCACGATCTCAATTTTATCTTTTTTAATATCAACTCCAACGTATTTAGATATAGTTGATATTTCTGACCAACTACGAACATAGTCAGCCTCCATTTTTACTTTTTTCCATTCGTTGTCAGTAAAGTTTGTTTTTTGTGTCCAATAGTTAGTATATCCCATTTTATTTCTCCTTTTTAGTTATGAGTTGGTTTAAAACTTGAAAATGTTATCACAAATCCACTAACGAAAATTAGTACGCCTAAAATCATGTGAGTAGAGTGTAATGCGGTTGATATGCCTATTATTGATAATCCCATACCAATAAAAAACAATAATAGTTTTAATGCTAGTTCCATTTTATTTCTCCTTTTTAGTTATATTAATAAACTCTATTTTTTTAATGCCTACTCCATTTTTATATGGAATAACTTTGTAAGGGATAGGGCTTTTCAGCCCTACCTCAATTGCTTGTTTAATGTATTCTGACCAACCCATTACCATTCCCTCCTATTCTCCTGCTTGATATGAATAACATCACCCACGATTACACCGTTAAACAATTTATTATAAAGTTTGGTAGCTAGTTCATTGATAGGTTTTCTTTTTAACTTAGCTTCCTCATCAACTAACAGACAACCTTCACCAATTTCATAAAGATCGATTAACTCAACATAACCGCCCACAGCTTTCTGGGCTTCTTCAAGAGTTGGTTCAACATCATAAACGGTCATAGTAGGTTTATCGCTTTTAATTACAGACACAGTTTCCTGCTTTAACTCATCAGCTAAAACTTTAATAATGTGTTCTGCACTAGGCATTGTTTTACTCATGTTTTCTCTCCTTTTTTTAATTAACATAAGTTAAGTAATTAGCATAAATAATTAAATACTGTCAAGCTATTGCATAAAAAAAAACTTTAGTTTATAATGTTGCAAATATGTCACAAAACCTTACAGACAAACAAAAACTGTTCATTGAATACTTTAGTCAAACAGGCAACGCAACACAGTCTTGCATCAAGGCGGGTTACTCCGAGAAGACTGCCGAGCAACAGGGTTATGAACTAAAAAACAAGTTAGCTAATCAAATAGATACAGCTACTAAAAAGCTACTTGGATCAGCCGTACCCATTGCGGTGGATAAGTTACGTAAGCTAATAGAAAACGACAAGACTACTCCTTCAGTACAGCTTGGCGCTATCAATTCCCTACTAGACAGAACAGGCTATCAAACTACGACAAAGATAGAGGATGTCACAGGTAAGAAGACAGACGAGGAACTTAAAGCTGAACTAGACCATTTGCTAGGTACAATGAAGATAGTCAAACTTACCGACAATGATGATGGGTCTGGCTCTTTAAACTAGCCTCTTAATCCCACACACAGACACACACATAAGCATAAGACCTATAGTACAGTAGAAGGCTTATCACTCTGATTACCTGCGTATTATGGCTTGAAGAAGGATGTCCACACACACACACGCCTTCCCCTGCTGTTGGCTCATGTGATGCGGTCTGGTTATTAATCACCCCTGCTTTGTTCTCTTTCTCCTACATACACACACACAGACACGGGACAAACATGGTGAGGAACGCCCGTAGATTGACCCCCCACCCCCCAAAACGCTATTTGTGTCATTAATCAATGGATAACTCCGCAAACTCATGGGGTATATTTAGTATTAACCTAAGTTAATAGGTTGCATATATAAAAAATTTAAACTATTAGTGCTTATGGTTAAACCTATTAAGGATTTACAAACAATATTGCATTTTAAAAAAGGTAATTATGTATATAGATATGTTCTTGTTGATAGGTTTAAAAATACAGCTAAAGTACACTATGGATTTGATAGTAAACTAGAAAAAACTGAAAAAGAAATATGGGCTTTAGACAACGACAGAAAATTACGTAGAAAATATATATTAAAAAATGAATGATGAAGCATTAGCAAGAGCAGTAGAAATTGCTAAAGAATTAGAAAATAGAAAAGCTACTAATCGTATGAATGATTATTTACCATACGAATACCAAACAAAATTTCATAATACAATTGCTCAACAGCGATTGCTTATGGCTGGTAATAGGATCGGTAAGTCTTTTTGTGGGGCTATGGAAATGGCATACCATGTGACGGGT